GCAGAATTAGGCACATCTTTTACAGGGCAAGTCGCAGTTTTACAGCTCAACATTTTATTATCCTGTCGCAGTTCCAGTGGACATCATAAAGGCAACACCAGTCAAAGTTTGAGTCGCAGGCTGAGACACCGCACCATTATTGACCAAAGCAATCGTTGCTGTTCCAGTAGTTACAGCGTTCACAACAGGAGTCAAATATGCTCCAGTAGTGGCCAAACCAGCAATAATGGGGGTAGTAGTAAAACGCGAAACAGGCAAAACAACGCTAACAAGAGCTGAAGCACCGGCAGCAATAGCAGTGCTCGGGCCAGTTACCTGGAACACATACATTGCAGAAAATTGTGGCTGCCAAGTCGCACCATCATAATGCTCCATGTGATCTTTATCTTGAAGATAAGAAACCTGTCCATTTGTAGGTGAAGGAATGGCTGTGGCTCTAACTGCGGAAGAACCGAAGATACCTACAACCTGTGCAGATACATAAGTGTTCAAATCGGCAGCAGTCAGCACATCACCGATAGCCCAAGTTTTTAAAGTCATAAAAGTTCTCCTAAATCCTTAGTTTACTAGCATTCTAGACAACCTTCTGAGTATCTAAAACACCCAGATAACTAGAGCCTAAGAATAAACCAGAGTTTAGAGAAGCCAAACCGAAAGAGACAACATGCGACTCTAAACCAACATTGTGTTGAATACCGATAATTTGATATGTTCGGTCAATGTTTGAGCCACCACCATAAGGCCTGTAAATAACACGCACAATATCGAACAACTCTAAAGCCAAAACCCTGTTCTGATAGGCAGAAGATAGAGCTTCTAATTGAACATCTAAGTCAGTCAAAACATAGTCAGGGATACCGAATTGGCCGATAACCTCGTTAGCGAAGGCAGTTGAACGAGCAGGGCTAATGCTAAGAGAATCAGATTGACTATATGAGCGAATACCATACAAGTTTTGCGAAACAGAGTTATTCTTTACTGCTGTTCCACCAGAAGCACGAACAACGCTAGCCTGATTGTAGAACTGATCTACTGTGTAAGCGACCTGCAAATCTGAGATAGGAATAGCGGTTCCAACAACTGCTGTTCCATAAGCGTCACCAAACACTTCATAGTTCGGTAATGCAGCTGTTCCACCAGTAGCAGTCTTAGTCAGATATACGCTTGTAGAATTTCTTTCCGCCGCAGTCCAACCAGTAGCAACAACCATCTGGTCGTTTAGATAGTCGCTTGCTTGCTGATAGCGTTCACCATCAAAATAAACTGCTGGCACAGTTGAGGCAGGAGTAATCATCAAATCTTTGATATTACAGTTAGCCCCATTGGAATACATATAAAACTCTAAAGCATTTACGAGTCCAGCATTACCGGCAGCAGTAGAAGAAACATTGTTGATAGTTACCTTATTCCAGCCCCCAGAAAAAGTAAAAGCTGTTGAACCAGATACTTTAGTTACAGTCGAAGCACCATTTGGATAAACATAACTAAGATTAAGATAAGCCATACCATCTGAACAATCAGTCCAAAATGATAAAGAATATGATTGATCGCGTTTATATTTAGTTTCATCCTTCTCAAAATAATCTGCTAACGGAACTCCACCACCATTTGCAGCTGAGGTAGAAATCAAATATTCACCAGGAAATTGAGCATTAGTTACAACGCTTCCACCCCAACCAGGAGCAGTTCCTCCGTAATACCAGTTAGACATGTCAGTGGCAGTTCCGTTATACCAGCCAGCAGTCCTGTGATAATTGAAAATAGGCGTTCCCAAAGTATAGACACCAGTAGTCAAAGTGCGGTCAGTCATCTTCGCATTACCATCAGTAGTGCCAAAGAAGTTGAAAGGCTCAGTTCGAGCAACATTCTGTAAATAAGACAAAACTGTTGTAGAAGGACTAAATAAATCTGGAATTAAAGGCGTTTTGCCTGAATAATAGCTCACAGAAATCGCTGTTCCACCCCAAGCAGCAGTAGCAGCAGCAACACGAGGATTAGCAAAAGTCGCTGTGTTAGAAGTAGTCACTAAAGCAGGGTTAAAGGTAGAGTTACCTAAAATACCTAAACCATCATTGGCAGTAAGAGAAGCCTGCGGATTCAGACCCTTCTCATCATTAGTGAAACTCCAAGTTGTAACCCAACCAGTAAAAATGATGTAACCACCATTTACAAAAACACGAACTTTCGCGTTAGGTTGCACTTTCGTATAACCATTAGTGGAATCCCAAAGAATAGAGCTTGTATTGAATGGGTCAAAAGTTCGGTCAAGATTACTGAAACTTATTGTTATCGAACCTGCTTGAACATCGTCAAAAACGCGACTTCCACCCCTAGTGATGCTTACAGAGTTCACATACGAAGTAACATCAACCGAGCTACCAGCCCCAAAGTTGATGTAAACAGTGTAGGAAGGCAGAGCCATTATTTACTGAAACCCTTGATAACTGTTGCAGGCACTCTGCCATTATTTTTGATGTAACGAGATAAAGCATCTACAACTGCTCTTGGATCAGCAGACTGCACATAAACATTTATTGTGTTTCCGAAACCATTATTTCCACCTAGAGGAATAATTGCTTCAGGTCGGCCACCTTCACCAACAGTAACGTTAGTTCCCCCTGGAGAAGGCATAACAATTCCACCCTTAGCCAACTTAGGTAACTTGACATCAGGAATAGGACTAACATGCAAATCAACAGTTCCAAAAGAAGCAGTCTTAACACCCTCAAGGACAGAGTTCAATCCGCCAATCATCATGTTTACACCATGCAAAATACCGTTGATAAAGACTTCAAATAAACCAATCCAACCATTGATGTAAGTCTTGAAGAAGTTGCCGATAAAAGTAAAAGCCTGATTGAAAGCATCAACAACCGAACTCCATGCTCCAGCCATAAAGTTTATGCCAGCGTTAAAAGCCTTGACTAAAACATCCCAAACAGTTTGGAAGAATTGTGTTTGAGTAGCCAAATAAACGATACCGGCAACAACTGCTGCGATAGCTGCAACAATCAAAGTCCAGCCCATAGCAGTCAAAGCACCATCCATAATAATCAACTCAGTGTTTAGAATGCCTAACACAATTTCAACAGCAGCCGAAATAACGCTAAAAGCCTTCATAGCGGCAACAAGAACACCAACAGCAATAGCAGTCTCTTTCACTCCAGGTATCTTGAAAGCATCCATAAGAGCCTTCATAATCGGCAAAACAACAGTTCCAATCTGAATCTGCAACGCTTCCATCTCAGCCTGAAACTTCTTAAAAGGATCAGCCTTCTGCTCTGCTGCACCCTTAGTTTCCTTAGCCAAATCACCGATAGCATCTTTAGACTTCTTCAATTCAGGGAACATGCGAGTCAAAGCGGTAGTATTTCCGTTATAGGCCTTACCCAAAGCCAAGCTCACAGCAGATAAAGGCTTGCCGGAAACTGCGGCGGCATCTAAAGCAATCTGCATCAGCCTTTGAGCTGCACCAACATCCTTAGTAGCGTTAGTTAGGCGAGTCATAGACGGATAAAGTTCAGACTTTACAATTCCATCCTGCTCCGAAAGTTTAGACAGCAATTCCTCTGTGGACTTGACTTGCCCATCAGTAGCCTTAGCGTTACGCTTCATCTGAGTTGCTAAGAGATCGAAACTCTTAGAATCTTCAGCAGCAAGTTTGGCAGCATCAACAAGGTCATGCAGACCCATGCCCAAGCCGACCTTATCTAAAACACCAGAAAGCCCCTCAAAGGCCTTGTGAGCCTTCTTAATGCCAGTCGCATCAAACTTGGAGACGAGAGGGATAATGACTGCCATTATATTTTCCTAGCTAATTCTGCTTCAAACTTCCTGATAACTAATTTTATCTCACGCTCAACATCAGGCAGAGCTTCCTCAACCGCAGGATAAATAAAGTTATTCATGCCATGAGAACGCAAATCCTGGACAAATCCAGCCCCACCATTCATACCCTTATCGCCAACACCAATCTTGTGCCTACGATTGCCCCCACGATAAGGATAACTTTTAGTAACTTTTAGGGCTTTACGATTGCCACCCTTACCGGCAACATCCGCGATTGCAGTCATAGGAGAATCAGCCCAAACTGAAACTAAAGAAGTAATGGCACTTGTTTTAGAGTAACGAGAATTGAATTTTGTGGTGACATGATCGGCTGGTTTACCTGCACCCCAAACAAGTCGGCCGCGACCCTTCAACATTCCAGATAAAGGAACAATCTTGTTGATACGAGTTTTGATTCTGGCAACAATAGGTTTAGCAGGGGCTTTTGCTTCAGCCCTCAACTTATTAGCCAATTTAGGCTGCAACTGATTGAGTTCACGAAGGAGAGCCTTCACATTTCTGACAGCTTCATCAGACATTATTTCTCCTTCACCTCATTCTGAGCTCTAACCGCAAAATACATTGTGTGCAACATCCGGTCACTCTCCTGCATTAGAACACTTGGAGCAATACCAGTCGCAACAGCCAGGTTAGCGATAAACCAATGAGTAGAAGTATCCCCTAAGCCTTTTACGCTTTTGGGTCTGCAACCACCACACCATCAACAGAATCAGTCCAAACATCAAACTCTGCTGAAGTTTTACCTAAACGCTTACAAGTAAGGTAAGCCAAATAGTAGAGGTGAGTCATTTTCGACAACTTGTCAATGCTCAAATCAAAGTGAGATTCCCACTTGATTAGATCAGAAGCAGAAGTTTGCAGAGTATAGGATTCACCAGTTACCGGTGTTATTGTGATGTCAATTTTTTGCATGAAATCACCCTAGCCTATAACTCAGACTTAAGCAGTTGCTCTAGATACAGTTCCGTTTGTAGGCCAAGTAACAGAGAAAGTAGCCAAATCACCAATCTGACCTGAAACAGGAGTCAAATCGTTCACTAGACAGATAGCAGTGTAAGCAGGGTTAGTTGCTGAGGTTGCTGTGCTAGTCGGCTTGATAACGACAGTCGCGTTAG